CTTCATTTAATATAGTAGAATGATAACCCTTTTCCATCATACTCTTCATCAAGACTTCTTCTGTTACCTTAGGATTAAGTACTTTCATAGCCTGCTTAGCAATCATGTCAGGAATTGGACCAGCCTCTGATGTCTCAACTCCAGGTCCTGCTAACAATAAACTACCCGCAACAACAGGAACAGCAGACCATAATCCAAGTTTACCATACTTAGACATTATAGTAGCAGAGTCCGCACCTTTCTTAATGTCATTAAAAATAGCTTTTTTTAATCCTGCAGGATCTCCTTGTGTTAATTTAAGAGTTTCTTTGGTCGTATTATCAAGTTCAGTCTGCACCATCTTGCGATAACTATCAGTATTTGTAATCGCCTCAAGTTTAGACACAACTTCACCTGATAATTTAACATTACCATTAAGCATATAATGTCCTAATGCTGCGCGATATCTCTCACTATCACCAGTATTAATTGCACCTGTTAGTTCGTCAGTAAGCTTAGTAATAAATTCAGGTGTTTCTACTTTGTTACCTTTAAACTCAAATAACGACTTATCTTTAACGGGAAGAATACCTTTATTTCTAATAGCAGTCTCCAGTGGAGTCATATACAAAGAGTGCGTAGTGTCATCTAAGATACCCTGTGTCTTCGCTGTATTAAGTTCCTGTACCCTTCCAAGTAAATCCTTCTTAGACATAGTTTCATATGCCAGCGGATTTTCATAATCATATAAGTGCTTTTCTGCCAATGCATCAAACTTCTTTGCATTTGCAGACATCTCCTGCACAATACCCACAGGATTAAAGTTTCTATCTTTAGGAATCAATGTACTATAACCAGTAACATTTTCACGTGATAACTGTTCAGGAGAAAATGCACCTTTGGTAAGTCGAAGTTCATCTAATACTCCTTGACCTGTCTTTGCAATTTCTTCGGCAGACATTCCAGGAGTCACACGTGATCCAAGTAAATCATTATAAGCAACAGTTTGACTGATTGCTTCGTCTTCAATCTGCATCATTTTAGACACAGAGTCTTTCGCATATCTTGTACCTAGAACATCTGCAGTAGCATCTGCGTGCGACATACCTTTTGCAGTATTATCAAGATACTGTTTAGTCATTTCAGCATCAAACTTAGGAACAGCTGCCTTTACATCAGGTATACCAAACTCCCTATCCCACATACCTAAAAAATCTTTAGTTATATCTGCACGGTTACCTTCAAAACTAAGAAGATTCTTTATTGATGGATCTTTTGTTACATCTGCCCCAGCAACATTTAAAGCATCCCAACTGCCTTTAAAGTTAGCAAGAATCTTTGAACCTGCTTTTAACAGTCCTGCATCTACACCTGCACCTGCTGTACCAGCAACTAACATACTGGTAATAGGTCTTTCCTTTGCCCAATCTGTTTCTTTAAGTATATTATGCGCCGTATCAAAGACGGCAAAAGAGGGAATCGCAGTTAATGCTGACTTTCCAGCAGTTCCTAAGACTGTCTGTCCTGCTTTTGTAGCCAGAGTCTTTGCTAACCATCCTGCAATACCTGCTCCTATAGTACGTCCAGCAGTTCCTCCTGCAACAGTTCCAACAGGACCTACTGCACTACCTGCTAGCGCTCCAATTCCTGCACCAAGTAAAGACATACCCGCACCAAATCCAGCAGAGACAAGGGGATTAGTCCATTCCCATTTATTCTCAGTTTGTGCCGGCAACGCTGCCCACTTCTCATATCCAGGTGCAGTAGCAACATCAGAAGATCCAAGAAGATTAGATTTCTTTTCTCTTATGTAATGATAAAGTTTATCGTCCTGATTCAAAGAAGCAGTTCTATTCCAGTACTCTTTTGACAATGCTTCAGCAGGATGCATCCCAGGATTTGCTGCGATGATATTAGCAGAGTCATAGTATATCTTTGAAGCCAATCCTTTTCTTGGATCATCATCAGGAATAGCTTTTTCAATCTTATCTAAAGATGCACCAACAGGAATCTTTGCTCCTGCTTTTTCAGGAAGTGTTCCATGTGCCCAGTGAGATAGAATTCTCTCAACATTACCAGGATCAGAAAGATATGCACCTCTTTCTTTTGTAATCCTATCCTGCTCTGCTATTCTTTGACCAAGAACATGTGAGACAATAGGACTTGGTTTCATCAATTCTTCAAGCATTGACATTGGAAGACTCCACTTTTAGTAAGAAGGAACCGCTATAGGAGATCCTGAAAAACTTCTCCTTATTCCTCTTGCCCAATTCATAGGATTGATAGGCGATACTCCCCATCCCTGTTCAGGTTGTGCAACCCTATTATAAGGTTGTTTAAATGCCTCCTTACTCCAAACATCAGAAATAACATCTGACGGAGTAGCAACAGAAGATCCTGCAAAACTCGGATTTGCACTTCTAAGTATATTAAACTCAATACCCTTTTGTCTTCCTAGCAGGGAATTACCTTCAGTATCCTTAAGTCCTGCGATCCATGACGTAAGATCTGTAGTATAATTAGCCCCTCTTGCTTGAGCCTTTTTAAGATCGGCCTCACTGTTCCACACAGGTTGCTGCATTCTAGCCACATTTTCTGTGGAGATGTTGTGCCTATCATAAGCTCCACCAGGACCATACTGCATAGTTGCTGTACGATCCACTGAACCTCCTGGTCCATACTGCATAGTAGCCAATCTATCCACAGCACCACCAGGACCATAATGTGTAGCGTTAATATCCCTAGCTAACTGATCTTTAGATATTCTTCTTTGTGCGTTAACGTCTCTTATAGATTTAACAAAATCATTAAAAGATGCAATACTATTACTAACTTCGTCAGTTGTTCGCATGATATACTCCTTTATTCTGCCTCAGTAAGCCTGACTTCAATAGATCGTGTAGTAAGTTCTTTTGTTCTATCAAAGGTTTCGCTTTGACTTCCGCTAAACCCAACCTGCGCACCAGTATTAAAACCAACATTTGCACTGGTATTGAAACTTGAAAGTGCACTAGCAGCAATCTGCGCAGCAACCTGACTGCCAGTCTTTAATGCCTCAACCTGTAATCCATATTGAATTTTAGCAGTTTCAAGTGAAAGTTCAGCTTCTTTCAAAGCAAGTTCCATCTTAATCTGCGATTGCTTAATATTTGCTTCAAGTGTCTTAACCTGTGCTTCCAGATCAAGTCCTGCTGCAGTAATATCAACCTTATATGCCTCAACTTTAATCGCATAAACTTTAGTTACATTCTCTATTCTAGCAACCTGACCATATATAGCATTTTTATACTCTTCTACCTTAGCAACAAACACATCAACAGTATTTTTATTGGTTCTAAGAATATTCTCTGCGTACATATTCTCAGTATTAAGTACATTTAAAAAAGCATCCTTAAGCATAAATTGTTCATTCGTCTGTGCAAGTTTGGCTTGTTCTGTTAAAATGTCTGTATTAAGATAACTATCATTCCTTGCAATCTCTATGGCAACTTCAGTTAATCTACCACTCATTGCGCCAGTAGGAAGATTAAATCCTCTTGACGAGAAGTATGTCTCTGTTTCTGTGTAAAGTTTTTGACTTGCTGTCTCTTGTCTTGATCTTGCCCTATCCCACATAGCTTGTTCAACTACAGTATTAAGTCCAGTAGATCCATTAAGAAGTCTTTCATTAACTCGCTGTATAAAAAGATCTTTTGCTGTTGCTATCGAAGTTCCAGGTAAGTAGAAAGTAGGCATTTCCAACATGGCACCTAAAACAGGTCTAGCAGGTTCATTAAATTGTAAATCACTGTCAGAAGGAGGAGTAGGTCTGTCAGTCAAATCATAATTAAGATTAACATCTACATCTTCATAGTCAATATCTACAGTTGGAAAAGTAGGCGATAGTACAAGTAATTTAAGTGTATCAAGTAAAGCATATACTCTTACCCAAGCATCACTTGCGTACGTAGTCATTTGGTCATACTTTTCGTTAACCAAATGAATTGCTGTATCTCCTCCGGCAGAAACATCACCAGAAGCAATCATTCTTATAAGATTAAGTTCACCAGACATTCAAACACCTCCTAAACAGACGTTGCACTTATAGTAAGTGCAGATGGAGTTACTTTTACTCTACCTAAGGTAGAGGTAGTTATTTTTGTAATCTTATGTAATTTAACTAAACAGTCAATAGCGTCAATAGTAAAATCACTTCCATTAACATTTCTAACTTCAACACCTACAGACCTTCCATAGTCCTCGTGATTAGCATATATCCTAGCAGTCTTTTGATCAAGTATACCAAGTGAATCAAGTCGCTTTGCATCTACTTTATCATTGTCGTACACTGCAGATATATCAACATCACCTTCAGTATCGCCATCAATATCTATGTACCTAATAATCTTATTGTGGTTTGACCCTAAATCTACTGAAGGAGTTTGGAAAAAGGCAAGAATATCAGTACTTGCGTTATCACTGTTTCCAGACTGTTTCAGTATACCACTTGTCGTTCCAGCAAGAAGAACTCCGTTAAACACGCAGAGACTATTTACAGTAAGATCTGCGTATTGTGAAATACCTATATTCTTTGTGTTTATTCTAATACCTAAAGATGCCATTATAATTATTCCTGTAAAAATCCTTTTATCACTGAATCATTCTCTAATCCAGGAAGATATACCATACTATTTATTATATGTTTAGTAGTTGATAAACCAAACGACTCATATAATGCATCAACAGTACTTATTACATTATCAATTATAGTATGATGCCCTGCGTCAACATACCCTATATCAGTATATTGACGTAGGCGTACATCAAATAAATCATCAGTATACACTATATTCTTCCATTCTTTATATAGGTCTAACTGCAACGTACCCTCCTTATTTGTAACGACTATAATATTATGGTTACAGTCAAACACAGTATAAGCAACAGTATGACTACCATCTAGGTGATAAGTTAACTTTTCATTAATGTAAAAGCACTTTCCAAATATAGAGTGTTTGATATGGTTAGTACTATAATTAATAACTGTTCCACTTTGTCCATTATTAGTACTAACAAAATGTGAAGTATCTATACTGTTAGGATAATATACTGTCATATCATATACTTGCTGTATTCCAGGATAAACAGTATTCGTGTAAACCCACTTAGTAGACGGAGAGAACCATTCACACACACTTGTTGATCCATGTGAATCAGTATATTTATAGTAACCATCTTTTATAATGAAAGTTCCAGTGTCCTTATTAACAACAGCTACAGTACTGTAACTATTTTCATCAGTCATTTTTACATGGTAGTAAAAAACTCCTTCTTCGAGATATACAGAAGCAGCAAACTTAAATATTTCTTTCTCAAAAGTGTATTTACCGGTATCTTCATTTTTAATAGGTTTTATTCTTATAATATTAGCATCATCAAAATGAACAAGGTATAAATAACTACCATCCACTAAAACAGCGCTAAAATTATTGTTTCTATAAGATAAAACATAATCTTCTAACTTTCCGGTGATCGGATTATAGAAACATTTATAATCTTGTAATGCCTTAAGTATAAATATTAAGTCACCTACTACCCACTCTTGTGAGTTAATACCAGAAAGTATATGATCGGCACCAAAAGTAAAAACAATATCACTAATCTTTTGTTTATTTTTAGTATAAAATCTCGTTATAGTTTTACCGTACTCAGTATCTACGGGATCAGCATAACTGAATTGTACAACATAATAAACAGAAGATACATCCTCTGTTATATCTATTATTTTCTTTTCTTTTCCTACAGCAGCAAAAACAGGAGAAAAAAGATCAATAACAGATACGCCAAAGATAGACCTACAAACTACCATACTTCCATCTTCAAGACACCTCTCAATTCTACCTTGTTTCAGATCGTTAAACTTCATAGAGTTATGCAGAGTAGCCAATAACTTAGTACCAAAGTACCTAAGTCCTTTGGCCTTTTCCTCATCTCCATGAAACCTAAAGTTAACAGTCTCTGTCATTAGGTAGGCCTTGTGTATTTAAGAGTATAGTTTGTAAATCTTCCTGCATTATGCGCACTAATAGATGCTAATATAGCAGCCATACTTACACTTAAACTATTAGTACCACTGTTATGCGTAGTACCAGATGATGTCATAATTCCAGTTCTTGCACTCAAATCTCCTATTAAACCTGCTAATCCAGTTGCGTTAATAGTAAAATGAGGTAATATCCTATCTAACTCAACAGTAATATTCTTATATGCAGTAACATCAAGTTCAAAGAACGGCAAACTCACATCTAATGACGCACCTGTTCTTGCGATAATAGTAAGTGCTTTTAGACTTTCACTGAAATTACCTTTTTCGCTTCCTTTACTTTCTAAAGTTAAAGCAGGAAGTGTTAAATAAGCTTTTCTTGTGTTAATAGTTGTTACAACAGCAGAAATACTATCACCAACATTTAAAGTATCATGAATTAAAACAGATACATTACCAATATCTGCATCTGTTGCAGTCATTGTTTCTGTTATAACTGCTTCATGTGCCTTTGGTGCTGCCAGAACTTCTGTAACAGTTAAAGTGTCAGTTAATAATGTTGTATAAGTTGTCTGTGTTCCGAGATCACTTGTAGTTATCGCTACTGTTTCTGTGATAACAGGAAGGTTATCAACAGGAGTCTCAGTAACTGTAAATGTTTCTGTTATATCTGCGTAAATAATAGGCGGTGTCCACTCCACATAAAGTGCAGGATATTTTGCAGCAATACCATCACCAATACCATAACTATCTCTGATAAAGTACTGAGTACTTGTATCATCTTTTAACAGTATCGCAATGGCGTTTCCAGATGCCCAACTACCTCCATCTATTATTTCTTGTATGATAGTCTTTATATCACCAGAATCATATGCTGTATCTAGAGTCCAGTTACCTGGGTCCCAATCAACAGACTCAGTAGTAAGAACTAACGCCATGTATGCCGTGTAATTAACAGGTGCAACTGCTGTACTTACATCGTTACCTCTAATTTTCAGGTACACACCAGCACCATCTACAAAGTTATCACGAGCATATAATGTAATCTTTGCGGACGTGACAGTAGAACCACTTGGAATAGTAACAGACGGAAATCTAAGATAACCCTCATCAGGATATTGGTTATTACCAACTCTTAAAAAAGAGCCCGAAGTATAGGTATCAAATCCCTGAGCAGTATATCCATTATCACTTGCTGCTGCTACTTTAAATGTACCTGTTGCCATCTACTTATCCTTAAGTAGTAGAAGAAACCGTTATAGTGATAGTTAAGTTAATGATGTCACCACTAACAACAGACTTAGAAGCAGCAAGCCTACTAGAACAAAACAAAACAGCCCCACCCGCCGCTGTATCTCCTTTTACATTACTAGAAACAAGTGAACCTCCGTAAATAGTCTTGGTATTGTTCATAGTAAAAACTGCTTTTGAAGCAGTATTTGATGTAGATCTCGCAGTAGATGCTGCTTCAACGTATTCAGGTCTTGTTGCTTCAGTAAACGCAGTACATTCAGCGTAACCAGGAGTTGCATAAATATTAGCAGCAAGTGGCGTATAGTCATCTTCAAAAATAGCACAATACCAAGTTGCTTTAGCTGCCGTCCCGTTAAACATGACATTAAGCATAAAGTCAAGACCTTCATTAACTACCTTATTAAAAGAAACATCACGCGCAAATAACTTTCCATTTCTAAAGAACTCCCATTCCCACTTACTTCCAATAGAAATAGATTCCTGTCCGACAGGACTAGTTATTAAACCAGCAGAAATTGTATCACCAAAAGTAAATTTATTCATTTTATCACTCCTTACGCTGCAGGAAGCGTGATCTGGAAAGTATCAATAGTAGTAGTAGCTCCAGATGTGATAGCGGTTGAAGACATATTAAGATCCGATCCACTTGAAGCAATAGCACCATCAATTCTTGGGTACAGAAAAGGAGTAGTATCTGCTCCACCAGCATCCGTTGCATTCGCATAAAACCTGAAATAACCAGCAGTACCAGATGCAACCGCAACACCAGACCACACGTCACTATTCTTAGCAATTGCCCCGGATGATGCCGTTCCAAACTCCAACCCATTAGTAACTACACCTGCAGTAAACGCACCACTTGCTACTGTAATAGTAAGTAATAACGTACCAGTATAAGCCGCATCTGCATCGGCGGGTTGCGAACCACTGTATATCTTAAGAACACCATCTTTAAAAATATCTTTTAAAGAACCGCCAGTCAAACAGACCAAAGTTGCTTTAATACCAGCAGCAGCATCAACTGATAACGGAGTTCCAGATACTGTAATCTGACCTGCAAGAACTTCTGTAGCAACAAACGGACCATGTACCTGTGCCATATCACCAGTAAATCCGTAGGCAAGAATAGAATCCCCTGCAGTAAATCCCTTTGTAATAAATCCACTAATAACATCTGTAAAAGTACTAGTAGATGCTACTTTAATATCAGCATTAGTAACAGCTGTATAAAGAGCAACATGTCTCCCAGGAACACCTCCCAACATCTTGTTTCGTAAGTGTGTACTTAATCTAAGTGCCATCTTTTATTCCTCCAAAAAGCAAATATAGTTGTTATTAATAACTGCACCACATCCATAATTACTTGATGGGTACACAAGTCTGTCACCTGTTAAATCCATTACAGTTCCGTCTTCTAAACCAAGACATATTGATTCAGAAGATACCCATATAACACCTATTCCTTTTCTATTCATTTCTTTAAATTTGGAAACATCAATATAACAATCTGTTCCTTGTATAATAGGTTTTGAGTCAACAAGTCTCAACTTAAAAGATGAGGGGTCTCCACCCTGAAAGAAATAAGTAGAAGATTCATCTGATACATATATACCATCAGTTACTCCTCGTATTGCCTTTATACTACTTTCCATCATTATAAAATTTCTAGCCATGTCAAACCAAGCAAATGCTAGATACTCTGAATACCACAAAATACTTCCTGTGCCCACATACACTCTGCCATTATGAAAGCCAAGAATACTTCCAATAGGAGGATTACTAAATCTTCTTGTTGTAGTAGGTCCTGTGTACGCAGATCCTACCCAATCATACCAAGTACCATCTTTTACATACCCTTTCTCTGCTCCGTTGCAGTAGTATACACAATCATTAACTTGCGCATACGATAGTCTAAGTCTGTTCGTAAGTCCTGTTTTAACAGATGTCTTACTATAATCAGCATTTAATCTGTATAATGTAGTTCCACTTACAAATAAGCAATCACTCTTTTCGTGAAACAAAGAGTGAGTATCATCAGTAATTGCAGTGACACCAAATCCCTTGCGACGCGAAACAGATCCATTATCATCAATATCCACATTATACGCAGTTACTAATTCACAACCACCAGATTCTATATTGTATAATAATCTAGTAGGATCTTGCTTGTTATTAAGACCTATTGTATTCTTAAGTAAAGAAATTGCATTCATTTACTGTCTCCAACAAGACGATCCTACGCTAGAACGTCTCTTTGCTGCCCAAGCATGAATCTTATTAATACCAATCTGGGCAAGACCAGAAAACATCTTTGTATTTATCTTATCTTCTTCCATACCATCTTCAATAGAAGCATATAAAATAGATGCGGCTTTAAAACAGATTGCCTCTCTATGTACATACTCAGGAATATCAGTAGGAGTGTCCGTATCATTCACTAATGTTGCAGGATTGTTATACCCAATGCAAACTAAAGTCTTTGCTGCAGTGGGAATAGGCAAGTAATATAATATGTTACCTTCAAGAGCAAGATGTTCAATATCTCCAGTAACAGTCACATCTGGATGACGGTTTACAAGTTCCTCTAAGCCACCATCTACTAATGCCATCTCGCCATCTGTATCACCTATATATCTTAACCTACCAGAGAATCCTGTTGGCATATTTATGTAGTAGGTACTTATACTGGTAACACAAGAGAAGAGTACCTTCAACGAAGGCAGTGAAACTTCTTCCGCAATCTGCTGCACAGCTTCGTTAATGGCGTCAGGAACAGCTAACAATATATTAGCGCTTTGATCCATTATCATCCCTTTAACTTCTCTTTGCAACTCAGAAAAATTCATGATACGGACACTCCTTTTATTCAGTTCCGTCCAATTATTGGTCGAATCTTACTGTTAAACAGTAACTTCTTTCCACGTGATAGAATAACCGCCAAGCATCGTTGTTCCAGCAGCCGCCCACTGAGGAACCCAGAAACTATTCGGAGGCAGAACAATATCACCTTCAAGATTATCATAGATCAACGTGCCGGCAAGACTCGCATACGTACCTGCACTCATAGACAGACCAAATGGTCTAATGATTCTGGCAGCGGCCGCTCCAGTTGATGCAGCACCAGTGACATGAGTAGAATAACCTGCAATGCCATCATATGTAGCAGTACTGGCATAATGACTATTGATATAGGAGCCTGTTGCTAGCGTGCCTGTAGCAATAGTAGGAGCAACAGCACCCACAGCATGAAACAAACCTGACACAGGAGTAGTACCTGAAGTAATATTCACACAAAACTTCAACAGTGAAATATTAATTCCAGATCCAATAGGGTTCCACAGAATAAACTGAATATTAGCTGCTGCGGTTGCCCCAAGAAGATGACCTGCTGCAATATTCGTAGTCCATGCCGCAAACGTCATAGAATAGATATTTCCTGCAGCAGCCGCCTCGTAAAACTTACCATCACCAGACTCTGCCGTTCGTAAAGCACCTGTTGGCGTAGTTGCCAACGGATTAACAGTTCCCTCATCACCAGAGATTACACCGACTCTTCCTTCTACCTTCATCTCAACCTCCTATAATCCAGGAATAATACTGATAAGTACCATAACCTGAACTTGACCAGTTATAATTGTTGCTACTTTAGGAAACAACACGATCGCAGGTACGTTAGTTGAAGATCCTACTATCAAATTACCTCCCTCAATGATCGTACCAGATACTTGCGAATCAACAAAGTCTCCCATTGTAGGATAATACCTACCTGCAGTGGTTGCAGTAATGTCTCCCGCCTCTATAAAAGCATCATCATTTGTGACTGTTGCAACTCCTCCAGTCGTTACTTCGTTTGTTGCAAGAGTACACAACCCAAGGCTAAGGGTAGTGGTGGCAGTAAACGCAGTTAATACGTTTACTACCATACCACTAATAATAATCTGTTGGTCAGTAACAGGAAAGGAGAACAATACGCAGGCCTTATCTTTAAGTCCAGACACATCCTTACCATCAACCAAACCAGAGATAACCCAAAAGGGATCTCCACCAAGGTTTGTTCTCAGGTCAGTTCGTCTGTAGTCCTGCACAGTTGTACTCATCTTTACCTCCTCTTACGTTCCAGGAACAATACTCACAAGTAAGTGTAACTGAGCTTTACCAGCAATGATAGTTGCCACCTTTGGAGTCATCGCAATACAAGGAACTGCTGCAGCCACACCAGTAATCATATTGTTATTAGCAACATGCGTACCAGCAGCTCTTGCCGTAAGCCAATCACTTGTAGTAGCTCCGTACCACCCGATCGTAGTAGCATCTACGGTAGTTGCTGTCGGAATTAACTGATCAACAGTTCCTACCAGAGTTGCATCTCCTGCTGTCGTCACATCATCAGTCAAGATAGTGTAAATACCAGTATCAATAGTGGTAGTCGCCGTAAAACCTAGAATAATGTGAAGCCACACATCCCAGATAATAATTTTTTCACCTGCCTTCGGGAAAGAGAACAGAATACAAGCCTTATCAGCAAGACCAGAAACTGCCGCTCCATCCACAACCGCAGACGTAAGCCAGAACGGATTTTCCAGCGCATTAGTACGCTGATCAGTTCTTCGGTAATCTTGAATAGTTGCAGTTGACATCTATAGACCTCCTATGTTCCAGGAATAACGGCAATCTGCATATGAACCTGGATCTTTCCAACGATGACAGTTGCAGTGCCAAAAGTTAATGTTACACAAGGAACAGTAGTTGCTGCCCCTGTAAGTAGATTTGCAGCTTCCGTATGCGTTCCTGCTGCTCTAGCAGTCAACCAAGTATTAGCAGCTGCTGGTGTATACCAAGCTGCCGTGATTGCTGTAAAGTTAGCATTAGTCATAAAATTATCTGTAGTTGCGCCTGCGTACGTCATTGTACCTGCAGTTGTAACTGCATCAGTTGCAATAGTTCCATATCCAACTTTGATAGTAGTTGACGACGTGAACCCTGTGATAATCTGACAAGCAATATCCCAAATAATTGTCTTCTCTCCTTCTTTAGGAAACGAGAACAAAAGGCATGCTTTGTCCTTCAATCCTGCCACCGCTGCCGCATCCACAATTGCTGAAGAAATCCAAAACGGAGTTTCCAAAGCGTTCGTGCGGAGGTCAGTACGTCTGTAATCTGAAATCGTAGCTGTAGTAGCCATTTCTAACCTCCTTAATGAATTACGGTGTAATCACAGAAAACTCTGTAAGTACCCAGTGTTGTAGCAGAACCCGCTGCAAAAGTGAATGTGATAATACCAGAAGCTCCACTGAAATACTTTCCTTCAAAAGTAGTAACAGTATCCTTCTGGGCCCTTTTAAGTCCAGTATTTGTAGGATCAGCAACATCAGTTGTGATAAAGCCATTCGTCACGGCAGTCTCACCGTTGCCTAACCAGCCAACCGTACAAGTAGTAGGTTCCACATTAGTTGCAGTAGTAATCTGCAGCCACACGTCTCTAACAAAGGCGTATTTAGGAATCCTAATGATATTGTAGGTCCCGTCATCTGGACTGATCAGAAGCTTGCTTTTGGCAAGTCTCAGATTGTCCGCAAAAGCATTGGTGTAAAAATCAGTAGCCATGCTTACTCCTCCTTAACCGATTGCTGCGCCGTATGAAGAACCTACAATCACGCCGTAGTCTTCGGAGTTAAAGATAGACTTAGCCATACCAAAAATACCACCACCTCGAACCATCATGAAGCGGTTAGCATCTTTCTGGTAAGGAACAAAGGCCATCGTAGTAGACTTGGAATCACCAGCACCACCCCAGCCAAACACAGCAGCCTGACAACCAAGAAGAATATTACGGTAGACACCAGCAGAGGGGGATCTAACACGATCGGATTTGGAGATCAGCATCCCGTTGTATTCAATTTCGACGCCAGGAACTGCCAATTTGTTAGCCGAACGAAGCAGATCGCCCCACTGTCCCACGTTAGTATTCTCACGAAGAGCATCAAAAACGTAAGTGTGAAGAATAACCCTAAAATACTTCTTTCCGCCGATCATCAAAGGTCGAACCTTATAACAACCAGTAGATGGCATCTCTGCGCGTTGCTTCATCCTATTGAGAAACGTAAGATCAAGCATGTCTGCACTAGTCATTGATGCTTCTGCAACATC